GCTTTGGAAAAAGGTCCAACATAAGTTGGACATTGACGAGTATGCCGGGCGTGATTGCTACGGCGGGCTTGACCTTTCCCTGACCAGCGACCTGACGGCCTTCTCACTCGTGTTCCCCGGAGAGGGCCGGAGTTTGGACGCCTTCTGTTGGTTCTGGATGCCGGGCGACCGGCTGATTGAGCTCGAAATCAAAGACAACATGGGCTCGAATTACCGGCAGTGGCGGGATGCCGGTTGGCTGAACGCGCCGTCAGGCAAGGTCATCGACTTCGATCACGCGGCTGAGTTCATCGCCTCGGTGTGCAACAAGTTCGCGGTCAAGGGGATCGCCTATGACCGGGCGAAGATAGAACACTTGCTCGGCCCGTTAGAGCGAACCGGCTGCTGGGTGAACTTGGTGCCGCACGGTCAGGGTTTCTACAAGGCGAGAGACAGTGGGCTATGGATGCCGCAGAGCATCGAGGAACTAGAGACGGCCTTGCTCGAGGAACGCCTGCGCGTGAATGAGAACCCGGTGCTGACGTGGAACGTGGCCAGCGCGGTCACGCAGGCCAGCACCATACAGCCTACCGACAGATATTTTGCGAAGAACAAAGCCTCAGGCCGCATCGACGGCGCGGTGGCGCTCGCAATGGCATGTGGCTTGGCGATGAAGGAACTCGCTGAGCCGGAATACAAGATCATCATGATTTAGCTTGGGCCTCCGCGCCCGAGCACTGGCCCAAACCCTACCTGTGCCAGTGCGGCCCTGCGGCGTTGAACCCTCGCGCCGCAGGGCCACCACCAAGGAGACACGTCATGCCCACACCACGGCCCGGCGAAGAAACCAAAGAGGAATGGATGGCGCGGTGCGTGCCCGCAGTGCTAGAAGATGGCGCTGCTGACGACGCTGACCAAGCTGTAGCCATGTGTTCGAGCATGTGGGAGGAAGCGACAAAGACAATGCAGACGCGCGCCTATTCCGTGCTTGAGATCCGGACGCTCAACGAAGGGCAGCGGATTATCGAGGGCACCGCCACTACACCCTCGACCGACCGTATGGGTGACGTGATTTATCCGCTGGGGGCGAAGTTCCAGCTACCCATGCCGCTGCTCTGGCAGCACAACCACGATGAGCCTGTCGGTCAGGTCACGTTCGCTAAGGCGAACAAGAAGGGCATCCCGTTCCGCGCGAAGATCGCCAGCATTGACGAGGAAGGCGACCTGAAGCGCATGGTTGACAAAGCGTGGCAGGCTGTGAAGGCCGGTCTAGTGCGCGGCGTCAGCATCGGCTTCAAGCCGACAGAGTTCGATTTCGATGAGGACAGCGGCGGCATCCACTTCAGGGAGTGGGAATGGTTAGAGTTGTCACTCGTGACAATTCCGGCTAATGCTGACGCTACCATCAACGTGATCAAGAAGTTCGATCAGGCCGCGCTAGGCCAAGACATCCTTCTTGAAACCGAATTAAAGGCCGCGACAGGCCACGTTGCCAGTAAATCTCCCGGCGCTACGGGGCGAGTTCGTATCAACCCGAAGCCAAAGGAGAAACCGATGGCTAAGCAGTCCATCGCGGAACAGCGTTCCGCCTTTGAGGCTACGCGGGCGGCGAAAGCTGCGCGCATGGCCGAACTGATGGACGTTGCCGGTGAGGAAGGTGAAACCCTCGCCGCTGACGACCAGCAGGAATACGATGGGCTCGTTGCCGAGATTGAGAAAATCGACGCGCATCTGAAGCGCCTCGATGACCTCGACAAGGCTATGAAGTCCTCAGCAAAGCCGGTCAACGGTAGCACCCCGGATGACGCCGCCGCTTCGCGTGGCGGTTCCGTTCGTGTGGACGTTCGCTCCACCTTGCCGAAGGGCACGGGGTTCACCCGTTATGTCATGGCCATGGCCTCTGCCAACTTCAACCCGCTGATGGCGCTTGAGATCGCCAAAAAGTGGGACGGGCAGACCCCGGAAGTCGGTCAGTATATTCGGGCCATGCACTTGCCCGGCAGCATCGAGCGTGCCGAACCCGGCATGGTCTATTCACCGGGCGGTTCGCCGTCCACTTGGGGCGGTGCGTTCCTAGCATATCCGCCGAACCTCGCAGCCGAGTTCGTGGAGTTGCTCTACCCGATGACGTTGCTCGGGCGCATGAGCGGCTTCCGCAACATTCCGTTCAACGTCCGCGTGGGCGTTCAGGACGGCGGCAGCACCGTGAACTGGGTGGGTGAGGCTGCGGCCAAGCCGGTGACGGAACTCAGCTTCACCGAAGCCTTGATGACGTTCAGCAAGATCGCGGGCATCATTGTCCTGACCGATGAGCTTGTTCGCCTATCGACGCCTTCGGCGGAAGCGGCGGTCCGCACCGACCTGACGCGCTCCATCGCCAAGTTCATCGACGAGCAGATGCTCGATGCGGCAGTAACGGCCACGGCCAATCGCCCGGCGTCACTGACCAACGGCGTGTCTGCTATTACGGCCAGCGGCTACGATGCAGATGCTCTCTACATCGACGTAAATGCCGCCCTTGCTGCGTTCGATGACGCGGACACCGGCACCGACAACATTTGGGTGCTGACAACCCCGTCGCTGGCGCGTGGCATCGCGACCATCCGTAATGCGTTGGGCCAGTTCGAGTTCACCACTGTATCGCCCGGTGGCGGTACTCTGCTGGGCTTCCCGGTCCTCGTCTCCAACAGCGTGCCTGACGGCTACATCGTGTTCGTGAAGACGGACGAGGTGTGGCTGGCCGACGACGGCGGCGTGACTATCGACGCGAGCCGAGAGGCAACCTTGGACATGGCGGGCGGCAACACCCCCACGTTCAACCTGTTCCAGAAAAACTGCGTGGCTATCCGCGCGGAACGGTGGATCAGGTGGCAGAAGCGTCGGTCACTTGCAGTGCAACTGATCAGTGGCGCGGCATATAACCCTAGCGGTTCGTCGCCCGCGTAATCGTTGGCTGGTAGTTGAGTTGGGTCTGACGGCGGGAGGGCGACCTCCCGCCGTTCTTTCAATAGGAGGGATCAATGCCTAAGGTAGCGATCACAAGGAACAAGCCGGGCGCGCGCGTGGCGCATGTAGAGGCGCGCGTTGCTGCGGCCTTGGTCAAAGGAGGGCAGTTCAGCTATGTCGGAGACACCACAAAAGTACCTAAGCCAAAGCGAGCGTCTAAAGCGAAACATGCGGCGAGCGGTGATGACGCCCCACAAGTCGAAGCAGCCGCCCAAGAAGAAGCTGAGCCGGAAGCCGTCACGTCGCCGATGACAGCGAAGGTAGTCACGCCCACGCGCGCGCCCGCGCGTAAGGTCATGACGCGCGCCGAACTCGAGGAAATGCAGAAGGCTGACCTCAAGAGCCTCGGTCAGACGATGGGCGTGCCGTTGCTCGCCAGTGATTCCAAGGGCGACTTCGTGGATAAGATTTATCGCTACATGCGGCGGGACATGCGGGCTGACCGATGAAGATACTCGGTTTCGAGATCACGCGCGCGAAGGCTGTGCCTATGCCGATGCAGCCAGCCTTCGATCCGCAGTGGTACCCGATTATCCGGGAGCCCTACTCTGGCGCGTGGCAGCGAAATCAGGAAATCCACACCACCGGCATCACCGCGTTCTACGCGGTGTTCGCCTGCATGACTTTGATTGCGTCAGACATTTCAAAATTGCGGGTGAAGTTCCTCAGGGAGAAGCAGGGCGTGTGGCAGGAGGACAAATCCTCGGCCTACGATCCGGTGCTTCGCCGCCCGAACAAGATGCAGAACAGCATCCAGTTTTGGGAGGGATGGATCCTGTCCAAGCTGACGCGCGGGAACACCTACGCTCTGAAGGGGCGTGACGCGCGCGGGGTGGTGAACCAGCTTTACGTCCTCGACCCTTCAAGGGTTAAGCCTATGGTCGCTGACAATGGGGACGTGTTCTATGAGTTGCAGCAGGATAACGTCTCCGACATCAGGACAGCGATCACGGTCCCGTCGAAGGAGATCATCCACGACCGGATGAACTGCTTCTATCACCCGCTCTGTGGGATCCCGCCGCTATACGCGGCAACGCTGGCGGCGACACAAGGCTTGGCCATTCAGAGGAACGCGGTGCAGTTCTTCGACAACCGGAGCGTTCCCGGTGGCGTGCTGAGCGCGCCGGGTAGGATCAGCGAACTCACCGTCGCCAGCCTCAAGGATCAGTGGGAACAGCAGTTCGGTGGGCGTAATACGGGTAAGGTGGCCGTGCTTGGCGACGGAATGAAATATGAACCGATGGCCGTGACGGCGCATGACGCGCAGATGCTGGAACAGGCGAAGGCGAGCGCGGAGTGGGTCTGCTCAGCCTTCCACGTCCCGCCCTATAAGATCGGCGTCGGCCCGCTCCCCAGCTACAACAACATTCAGGCGCTGAACGTGGAGTATTACAGCCAGTGCCTTCAGTCGCTGATTGAGGCTGCGGAGGTCTGCCTTGATCAGGGCCTAGAGATGGGGCCTAGCGTGGGCGTGGAATTCGACCTTGACGGCCTGCTGCGCATGGACACCGTCTCGCAGATTAGCTCGCTGAAAGAGGCGGCGTCAGCCGGGCTGCTCGCGCCGAACGAAGGCCGCGCGCGGTTGGGCTACCCACCGGTTGAGGGTGGTGACAGCCCGATGGTTCAGCAACAGTTCTTCTCACTGAAGGCGTTGGCGGAACGTGACAAGGAAAAGCCTTTCTCCAAGCCGGAGCCAGCACCGCCCGCCACTGAAGCGGCACCACCTCCACAGGAGGACGACAATGACGACGATGCCGAAGGAGATTCGGACAAACGGGCGAAAATCGCCAAAGCCCTCAAGCGCGCTCTCCTGCGAAATATCCGAATTGCTGCCTGACGCTTTGGCGTCTGCATTAGGAGACGTTATCGCGGACATTCAGCGCGAGTGGAAACGCGAGGGTGAGCGGCACGCCGCCGAAACCCGCGCGACCATCGCGGAACTCCGCAACGAAGTTCTCACGCTCAAGGCCGCGCTGCTGGTGAATGCCGAGAGCCACAGGGACAACATCGACCTGATCGTAGCCCAGCGCCTCTCTGAACTGAGGGACGGTGAGCCGGGCGTGGCTGGCCCTCAGGGTGAGCCGGGGCCTCAGGGCGAGCCCGGCCCACAGGGCGAAGCAGGCCCCGTAGGGGCCGCTGGCCCGGCAGGGGTGGGTGAGAGGGGTGAGAGGGGCGAAGCCGGTCCTCAGGGCGTCTCTGGCCCTCAGGGGCCGCGAGGCCCCGGTATCAAGCGCCTGCTGATCAGCAAGGCCGGTATGTTGGTGGCGACGTGGGAGGATGGGACAGCAACTGACATTGGCCCGGTGGTCGGCAGAGACGGCGCTGATGGTGCTGATGGTAAGGACGGCCTGTCCGGTCAGAACGGCGCTGACGGCAAAGACGGCAGGGATGGCCTCGGCATAGAAGACATCTCGTTCGAATATGATGGAGAGCGGAAGCTGACGGTCAAGTTTGCTCGCGGCGACATCGTCGTGGCGAAAACCTTTGAGCTTCCCATCCCCATAGATCGCGGGGTGTTCAAACTGGACGCCGCCTATGTCAAGGGCGATATGGTCACCTACGCGGGTTCCGTCTGGATCGCTCAGAAGGACGCGCCTGAGGGCAAGCCTGACGAGAGCAACGGAGCGTGGCGTCTCTGCGTGAAGCGCGGGCGCGACGGCAAGGACGGGAAGTGATCGAGCAGATTGAGAAGCGCTGGTGCGGGCCAATGGTGGTGGCTGCCAGTGGGCCTTCTCTGACTTCCGAGCAGGCAGACTGCGCGAACGCCGGTCATTGCTACATCATCGCGGTGAATGACGCCTATCGTCTGTTCCCGCGCGCGGACGCGCTCTATGCGTGCGACGGCAGATGGTGGCGGGCACACAATGGCTGTCCCGATTTTGCCGGAGAGAAGTGGACGTCAATCAGCGAGCATCGCCGCGACCAGCTTCTAGCCGCCAAGGAGTTCAGGCTGAGGGTGGTTCAGGGTGAGAAACGTCCCGGCTTCTCGCTTGACCCGGCGTGCATACACTACGGCAGGAACAGCGGGTTCCAAGCGATCAATCTTGCGATCCTGTGGGGCGGCAACCCCATCGTGCTGATCGGCTTCGACTATCGCATGGGGGAGAAGCGGCACTTCTTTGGTCAGCACCCCAAGGGAACCGGGCTACAGAACCACGGCGATTATCCGCGGTGGGTGAAGATCATCACTGAAGCGGCAGGCCGTCTGCCTCAGGACATAACCATCATCAACTGCACGCCGGGCAGCGCCATTCAGTGCTTCCCTATGGGCACTCTGAAAGAGGTTCTCGATGGGGCTCATATTAGTCACGCCGCCTGACAGCCTCCCGGTCACGTTGGAGGAAGTCAAGGAGCAGCTAAACATCCAACATGAGGATGAGGATGAGATGCTGACGCGGCTGATCGAGGCCGCGACCGAAAGCCTTGACGGTCCGCAGGGTGACTTGTGCGGGCGCGCGCTCAAGCCGCAGACATGGGACTTCTATCTGGATGCGTTTCCGGGGGCCACCACGTTCAGCTACCCGAACGGGCCGACTGACGGCATCCGGCTTCCGCTCCCGCCGCTGATCGAGATTGAAGGCGTATTCTATGTAGATACCGACACGGAGACGGAGGTCGAGCTTGCCATCTCAGAGTATGACGTGGACTTGGCCGGGACGCCGCACGGCTGGGTGGTGCCAAAGACCGGGGGCTGGCCCACGCCAATGTCAACCATCAACGCGGTTCGCGTCAGGTTCGTAGCGGGCTATGCTGACACGGAAGGCAGCCCGGCAGAGACGACCGTTCCGGCCCGCCTACGGCAGGCGATAATCATGCTTGTTCTGGATATGTATGGTAGGGGTTCGGCGTTCGTGGACCGCACGCAAACGCCGACGACTGATACGGTAAGGTATCTGACGCAGCACTACGTCCTGAGGAGCGTCTAATGAGGGTAGCAATTCTAGGAATGGGGCCCAGCGCCGACACCTACGCGCGTCACGTCGCGGGCGCGGGTGACAAGCGCAAGGTGTTCGATGAAGTCTGGACGGTCAACGCCTTCGGCAGCGTGTTCAAAGCCGACCGCGTGTTCCACATGGACGATATTCGCATTCAGCAGATCCGCGCTGACGCCGGAAACGAGCAGATCGCGAACTTGCTGGACTATCTACAGGACGCGCCCGGCCCGATTTACACCAGCCGCGCCTTGAGTAAGGACCCCAACCCTCACTTCGATCATGTTGAGAAAACGCTGGCTGACCTGAAGGGCGATGGCGAGACGCTACCCAACGGCATGACCGAGCGCGCCTATCTCGAGGGCGTCATGCGCTGGATGCTCGCGGAGAAGAAGCTACAGGCGCGCGGGGGTTTCGAGGGGCTGGTTGATTATCCGATCGCACAGGTGCTGAGCAACACCGGAGGGCCACCGTATTTCACCAGCACCGTTCCCTACGCTATCGCAATGGCGCTGGCTGGCAAAGCTGGCGGGCTCCCTGAGGACGTGGACTGGCTGGCGATGTTCGGCGTGGATTACAGCCACATCAACATCATCAAAGCGGAAGTTGGTAGGGCGTGCTGTGAGTTCTGGCTGGGCCGCTGCATAGAGCGCGACATCAAGCTGCAAATGCCGGTAGACACTTGGCTGCTGGGCACGTCAACCAAAGCGCGCATGTATGGCTATGACACCGCCTCACTGAACTGTGCCTTCGCGGAGGACGGCACATGCACGGTGACAATGAAGATCAAACCGGCTCCGACAGCCGATGAGATAGAGGGTGACTATTCGCACCACAAGGTCGCGAAGGAAACGTGGACTGTAGACAGAGAGTGCGCCGCGTAAGCACCGAGAAGGAGATCCCTCTATGGCGAATTCAATCTATCCGATTTTCAAGCAGGCGCTCATGAAAGCCTGCACGTTGGTGAGCCTCAACGGCTCAACTACGAACGGGCCGTGGGTGGCTCTGGTGGACACAGGTGCCTACACCTACGCCACCGGCCACGACTTCTATAACGATCTGGCGGGCGTGATCGGCACGGACCAGAACATCGTGTCGCCCACGGTGGTCGGGCGGAAGTTCGATGGCTGCAACGTGACCTTCACGGCGGTCACCACGCCGACCAGCATCGAGGCGCTGGTGATCTACCGGAAGAATACCGGCGCGAACACGACTTGGAGGTTGGTCCTGTTCGAGAACTCGTCCGTGACCGGCCTGCCTGTCACGCCGAACGGCGGCGACATCACCATTTCGTGGAACGCCTCTGGTATCTTCGATCTGTAACAGCGCACCGGCAGCAGCCGGTTAAGCGGGTCGGGTCCCTCCTTGCGCTTTCCATGGTCAGGCGCGAGTGATACCCGACGCCCCCCTTTTGTGAGGCGTCATGGACGCGGAAAAAGAAGAACGGTTCGCCTCACAGCACTGCGGCCTCTCAGCAGAGGCCGTTGACTTTCTGGTTGCCGCCATCACCGCCAAGTCGCTTGAGGACGTGATGGGCCTCGTGACCGAATATCAAGCAAAGCAGAGGGCGAAGGATGGCTGACGACGACAATCACTTGCGTATCGGACCTAATGGGCGCGACCCGCTGACGGACACACCGGAGGCGGGCCGCGTCTTATTTGACCGGCTGAACTTCGCGTGCCGTGAGTTCCCGATGGATGCCGTGATCAACGCGGCGTCCAATGTTTTGCTGAACGTCATACGTCAGCGGAACGCCAACCGCGATGCCGCCGAAAAGGATTTCAACGAGATGTTCGGGAAGCTGAAGGCGATCCTGATGGCGCACTACACCGGCCCCGGTGGCAGCAGGCGTAGCGTGTTCCCGTTCAGGCAAACCATTCACCCGCCATTCGTGAGCCGCAAGGACAAGTAGCGCGATGTCAGACCTGATCGGCACGCTAGTCCATGAGGTTTCGACGACAACCGGCACCGGCAACTTCACGCTCGCCGCCGCCAATGCGCGCACGACGTTTAATGACTGGTTCGGGACAGGCGGCACTGATCTTTTTTACTACGCCATCCTAAATCGTGACGTTGATGAGTGGGAGTATGGCACCGGGCATCTGTCCGATGCGACGACCCTTGTCCGCGACACGGTGATCGGCAGTTCCAATGCAAATGCGCTGGTCAACTTCTCGGCGGGCAGCAAGGATGTCATCAACGATCTGCCCGCCGAGTTTCAGGTTGCCGTCAACGACTTTCCCCTGCTCTCTGGTATTCATCTCGGGCACGCGAGCGACACGCCGCTCACGCGCCTGTCCGCTGGCGTGCTTGGCGTGGGCGGCAATGCGGTTCTGCTCAACTCGCAAAACTTGAGCGATGTTTCGAGCGCCTCTGCCGCGCGGACGAACCTTGGCTTGGCAATCGGCTCGCAAGTGCAGGCTTACGACGCCGCGCTGTTGAGCATGGCGGGCATTTCGTGGGTGCAGGGTGACGTGCCCTATTGGAGCGGCACCGATGTTGCTGCGCGGCTGGCGAAGGATGCGAACGCCACGCGCTATCTCTCGAACCAAGGCACGTCAAACGATCCTAGTTGGAACCAAGTCAATCTCGCCAATGGCGTGACCGGCGATCTGCCGTTCGCCAACCTGACGCAGATAGCGGGCCTGTCAGTCCTCGGCGTCACTGGCAGCGCGACCGCTGACGTTGCGGCGATCACGGCGTCAGCGGACGGTCAGGTGCTGCGGCGTGCAAGTTCAACGTCTGTCACCTTCGGCACCCTGCTTGCGGGCTCCTTCGCCACTGGCCCCGGTATTGTCACGCCTGCCATGCTCGACAATGGCACGGCCCTCTCCGTGCTGGGCGTCACCGGCAACTCTGCCGCCGCGCGGGCGGATATTGCGGCGGCCTCCGACTTTCAAGTGTTGCGGCGTTCGGGCACGGCGGTTTCCTTCGGTGCCATCGACTTATCGCAAGCGGCTGCGGTCACTGGCGACCTTCCGTTTTCAGCCTTGGCGCAAGGCAGCGCGCTTTCGGTTCTAGGTGTCACCGGCAACGCGACCGCTGACAACGCCAGTATTGCAGCAGGCACAGACCATCAAGTGCTGCGGAGGTCAGGCACGGCGCTTGCCTTCGGCGCGGTCAACCTCGCGCAAGCAGCGGCGGTTACTGGCACGCTTCCGGCAGGTAACCTCCCGGCAGCGACAGAGAGCGCCGTTGGTGCTGTCGAGCACGCGACGGACGCGGAGGTTCGGGCGGCGACGACCGGCAACTTTGCCGTCACGGCGGCGAAGATCGAGAGCGCCGCCGCCTCTGTCGCCTTGACTGACGCGGCGA